TGAATGCCAGCGGTAAGGAGTATTAACTCCCTATCAAAAACAGGAGTGCCTGAAACCCTGAAAAATACCGCAAAACGTTCAGACCCGTCTTGCCGTCGAATCAATAGTTTTGTGTTTGTATCAAACAAAACCTCTGCCACAAAATCCCCATTCAGCCCACCGAATTTTGTCGTTACGTCAACCTCCGCATACAACGTCCCCTCGGTCTGCCCGATGCAACCGCTGACTGCTCCCGTTACCGAGATAACGTCTGCGTTTCGGGTTACCGTTCCAGTAGTCGTTGCCATTGGCGATGTAGCAGCAGGCCCGACTTCACCTTGCGTAAAGTCTACCTCAATCACGTCGCCACTCACGGCCAAGCGAATACCAACCGTTCCACTTGCAGTTGCCAAACGAAAAGCACAAGCAACTTGGGTGTAGGTGGAGGAAATTGTAACGTTGTCCCAATTTGTTCCTCCGTTAGTTGTTAATTGTATGGCTCCCGTACCTGTTACCCTGCGAATGTATGCCGAGAAAATACGGCTCTGCGATGCGTGGGATAAGGCTTGGAGAACTGTTCCACTTGCAGCCGTTGCAGTTATTGTCGTGGCTCCTGATGCAACTCCATCTGCACCAACGGCATTCTTTTCGGTTGTTACGTTTGTTCCCGACCAAACGGCATTTGTTAAATCTCGACTATGCAGAACCAAATTGGTAGCGGCAGGCTCCACGAGCAAAGCAGGGCAGCCACCGCCAAGGGGATAGTCCAACCTTGGAATCCCCGAAGCCACGACCTCAATCAATCCGCTTGCATTCACACGGGTCGCAGTTGTCGCACGGGTTACATTGAAGTCCCCCGATGCACCCAAGACCAAACCACCCGAAGTCGTAGCGACTGGGGTGTAAAGTTTGCCCGTTTTGAATCGTGCAGGTACTAAAATCAGCGAAGGTGTCGGCATTGTTAGAAATTGAAGATTGCAGCGAATCGGACGAACAGGCAGCCATTCACGGCAGCCTCGGCAGCGGTAGCCCCGTCAGCGGTAGCCCTTGCATTAAAAGCACCCCAAACCCCGGCAGCAAGTCCGCCGATGAGCATATTGGTCGGGTAGCCGTAGCCGTAGCCGATTAGCATTAGAGGAAGGTGTAACCGATGACGGAACCTGCGCTTGGAGTAACGGCAGTAATCTTACCGCCATTGCGCCCGCTGATAACGATGCCAGCGGATATGGATGCGCCCGACAAGTTGTAAGCGGTTATCAGGTTCTCGCCACCAGTTCCAGTTAAGACCGTGAAAGTAGCAGCAGCATTGACGACTACGAAGTCGTAAACTTTACCGCTTACGGCTCCGTTAACGAACTCCATCGTACCGCCCTGTCCGAGCATTTGTTGCAATATGGGTGTAGGCATTTTTTAGCGTTTAATTGTAAATGTCTTTTAGGTTGGAATTTCACAAACTGAATGCCCGTAGGGGATTTCAAAGGTCATCGTCGCCTGCCACCCTGCCGTGCGGTCATCCCGGCTCTCTACGAAGCGTGTAAGCGATACGCTGGATGAGAGGGTCCAGTCCTCGTTCGGGTCGTTTGTGAGGGCTGATATGAAGTCCTGTGCGATTTGTAACTGGTCGCTTAACACCTCATCCTCGTTATCCTGCCAACCCAACGTAGGGCTTCCCGAAACCACTCCGCCCATCGGCTTAATGGACTCAACACGGTCAGAAAAGTAAACCCCAACCACCAAGTCCAAAGTACCAGCGTCAGTATTTGCAGACTGAACGTCCGCAAAAACGAGCGGATAGACGATTCGCTCACGGCTTGGGGTTCGAAGATTGATGGTGTTGTCCGTGCCGATTGCAAGCGGGTCGCCCGTCCCGAAGGAGTTGACCTGAGGATGAGCATTTGCAAGGTCCAGCAGGGCTTGCTTGATTTTTATCCATGACATAGTTTTGCAGTTTCAGTATGTTCTTCTTGTGTGCGCCCATCGTTAGCAGTCATTACACGCCCCGAATTGACCGTAGGGGTAGGGGTAGTCAAGGTTGCTGATTCCCATCCTCCTGTTGCGGTCCAAGACCATCCCAGTTCGGTAGTTGGTTGCGTTCGGGTAGATGGTATCCAAAGCAGATGGAGGCGAGTTCCACAAGGGGTATGAATTGCGGTTCTCCATCAGGTAACGGGTAATCCGCTCGGAATACCATTCGGCATCGTTCTTCACTTTGTCGGTTAGCCGGGTAATCTCTTCCATGCTCATTTGGGAGGATTCCTCGCTCGTTCTACGGACCATGCCCTTGTTCATGTACTTGAATGCAAGGACCATCGGCAACTCGTAGTAAAGCCATTGAATCATTGCAGGCTGGATGTAGTCCTCCAGCAGCGTTTGGTTCAGGGCAGAGGTTGAACCGCTGACGACCTGCGTAACCAATTCCCCGTAGAGTGCAGAACCAACGATGGGCTGAATCCGCATCTCCTGCACCTTGACAACCGTTGGACGGATTTGGGTGTAGGATACGTTCTCGTTTATGATACTATTGTCCAGTAGCGTTTCTTCGCTGATAAAGAGTGCCTTCATGCCTTCGTGATTTTATTGCCTTTACGGATGACCAACTGCTGCTCCCATACATGGCGACATTGGGGGCGATTCACTCCGCTGGGCGTGTGATACCAACCGCCCCTGCGATTCCATACGGAGTAGCCCATGATTGCACTAATCCCGTCGATGTCCTCACGGGTGTAAACCTTGCCTTGACCGGCCAAGTCCAACATGACCTTGCAAAACTCACGGCTTGACCGCTTGTCCTTATTGCTGAATCCCGTGGCCCATGCGTACTTGTAGCGGACCTCCAGTACAGGCTCGGCAACTTCCTTGACATTCTTGGGAAGGTTTTGCTCGGCTATCTTGTCCACGGCCCTGCTGATTGGGTAGCGGTCCTTTGTGATTAGGTAAGCAACTCGCTTGGCGACCTTGGCTTTGCTGACCCCGAACTCCTTTGCCATTTCTTCAACCGATGCGTCCCGGTTCTTCTTGCGATACGCCTCAATCTTCTTGTCCAACTCTTTCTCTTCTTCGCCTAATTCGGCAAAGGCCAAGCGGATATTCTCATCGATGTTGGCATCGAACCGCATCGGCTTGGAGTGCATGACATGGTAATCGTCGGCATGGCATCCGAACTTACTTGCAACCACTTCCAAGACCTTGAACTCTTCGTCGCCCCATCCGTAGTCCTCGTCATCTTCTTCGCCCCAAGTCGGTTCGCTGAACTCTTGGGACTGAACACCCAGCATCGTATCAATCTCTTGGGCAGACAAACCGAACCCTGCTGACAACATGGTCCGAGCCATTTCCAGCGTGATTTTCTCCTGCATATACTGACGCACGATTCGCATCAGGTTTTGGTACTCACGGCCTGATAACTTCTTGATGTTGTCGTTGCTGGCAAGTTGCTCCACGGTTTGCGGTTGCTCGTCGGGTTGGGGGTTAGGTCCAACCACGTCGGCAGGTTTCTCCAAGGGTTGCAGACCTGCCTTTTCCCGAAGTTCGTCTTGGGTCATTATCTGCAACAGGGCCTGTTCGCTTAGTCGCTCGGTAATGGGTTCCACCGGGATCAGTTCCATACCCTCAACGCCATTAAAGGATCCCAAGTAGTTGATCATCCGCTCCACTTTGCGCACCCGGTCGTTGACGTAGGTCGCTTTGAATAGTTCGTAAGCCTCGACCAATTCGTTGCGTCCACCTAATTGGCCTTCGGTCTTGACTCCGAAAAGCATGGGGTTGGTTACACGGTGGGCAATGAATATCTCTTGCTGGATAGCCTTGTTCAATATCTCGAACTGCTTGTCCATGTCGCTCGGAGTGAGCGGTTCCAAAGTCGGAGCCTTGGCTGCATCGTCGTTGAAGGTTACAACGAAGCGACCAGCGTTGTCCGTACCGCTAAACTTGCGTTTGATTTGACGCTCGATGTCCCCCTGTTCTTCGGGTGTCGGGATCCCGTTGTTAAAGTTTATCAAGTAACCGCCCCAAAAGTTGTTGCGGAGGTTGTTGTTGTGGAAGTTAGCCACTTGCACATCTGCCTCAATCCAAGCGTTCCCCCCGATGTATTCTGGGAGCGGGTAGTGTTTCACGCCAGCAGCATAGACCCGATAGTAGAACAACTGCTTTCCGAGGCGATTCTCCGGGTCGAATGCAGGAATTTTCTCGATGTCCCCGACCTTCGGGAACAACTGCATCATGTCGTCGTTGTACCAGTCGGCGACTTGGAACATCTTCTCCTCCTTGTCCACCCGAATCTTCTCGAATGGAACGTGCTCCATCTTGGCGATGGTCCCAAGTTTGGACCAAGTAACCGCAACCGCAAAGCCGTTGAATAGTTCTAAGTCCAAGACCAGTTTCTCCGTGATGTCGTTCAGGTCCTCCGTGCTGGAAAGTCCGTCAAAGAACTTGATGAACCGGGCTTGTTGCTCTACGGTCAAGTCATCCCCTGCCTGCCATCCACCGCCCATGATATAGTTCACCTTGCCATTCACGATAGCGTTGTGCTTGCTGCTCCTGCGATAGTTGTCAAGCAGGTAGTAGGGGTATTCGTTGGCAAAGCCGTAGGTGATGTATTTGCCGGAACGGTTCTCCAGCATGACTGGAACCTTATGCTCTATCCCAAGCCATTGGGTAAAGTGTTGAGTAGATTTATTACTCATAGCGTATGAACTGTGAATGAAAGGGCTGAAATGGCAATACTTGCACCGCTATCGATTGCGTTGACGTAGATGGTGAACTCATCGTTGACCGCACCCGTAACGTAAGCCTCCGTATAAATCGCATGGCCGTTCGTGTGAGCCGTTGTGATGTCAGTCATTGACTGGTCAATCGTTGTGCCGTTCTTGGCGATGTAAACCTTGACTTGGTGGTTGTTGCCCTGCGCAAAGACCATGGACGCAGCGATGCGAAGGGCTGCACCCGTTGTGCCTGTGTAGGTGATGGCGGTGGTGGTCCTTGTGAAATTGTAGGTTGACAGTAAAC